GAAACGCCGCAGCACGACACACCGTTGCATGTGATGAACGCTTCTGCGGGTAGCGTCTCGTCAATCTCAGGCAGCGTTGCGACGTTTGAGGGTAGCAGCACCGCTTACGTCAACATCCTAACGCCGAATGCGAGCTCCGGCCTGTACAACTTCGGTAACCCGGCTAACAACAACGCCGCCTACCTTGCCTGGAACTATGATGGCAACCTGATGTCGCTCGCCACGAACAAGGCGGGCGCTTCCATAAAATTTCAGACTGCTGCGGGAGCAGACGCCCTCACTCTCGACAGCAGCCAACGCGCCGTATTCGTTGGTCAGATACGCGGCGCTGCCGGTTCTGCCGCTGCTCCTCAGTACTCGTACAGCGGATCGACGAGCACGGGACATTACATGTTGGACGTTGGTGGTGGGACCATCAACCTCAACGCTTCAATCATTGGTGTTCAGGCGTCTAAGTATTCGTCGGCTGGCGCGGCCATCACCTTCACGCGCTACACCGTAACCGCGGACAGTGCTACCGGCACGCCGCTGCAATGGGAAAGTTCAACTGGTTTACAGGGCGCGCTTCGTGCCAGTACCACCACTTCCATAACGACCGCCAAAGAAATCATGGACGTAGATACCGACCGCTCGTCGGCTTTGATAATGGTGGCTGGCAGCACTAGCTCGTCCGTCTATTTCTCCGACATTATCCACTTCCAGAGCGGCATTGCCGTTATTAGCGCAAGAACGACCGGGGCGGCTGCACGAACCTACAGCTTAGAATCGCAAGGCCACGTTAAGGTGGCGATGGCGAGCGGCAGCTATACCGTCATTGCTAACGGACTTCGGTCTCCTCTCGGCCATTAAGGAGCTAGACAAATGATTTATCTAAATCTCAAACGTGACGGCGACATGGTGTTCGCTGCTGAGTTGTGTGTCGGTGACTCTCGACCAGTAGCACGGTGCTTCGGCGCTGGTGAAGTGAGGCCTTACGACACATGGACGCCAGCGGATAAAACGGCACTTCAAGACGAGTTGCTCGAAGTGTGTAAACAGTCATACCCAGAAATCTTGGAAGGACAAGCATGAACCCCACCGATAAACCGTCGCTCTCCATCGTAGAACTTCAGGAACAACTGGCGTTCTTCCAGAACCGATGTCTCGTGCTGCGCGCTGAGGTCGAAAAGCGCGATGCTCGCATCAAGGAACTTGAGCCGCCAAAGCCACCGGCTGAATAGAGGCGCGAATGTCACCAGATTAATATCCTCATAATGAACGAAATTTACTGATATATAAATAGGTCAGACGTTCATATGAGGATATTATGACAGAACCTACTCCCAAAACTAGACAGGGTCTGAAAGACTATTGCTTACGTCGTCTTGGATATCCAGTAATTGATATAAATGTAGACGACGAGCAAGTTGAAGATCGCATCGACGACGCGCTTCAAAAGTTTCGCGAATATCACTTCGATGGTATTATTCAGAATTATTATAAGATCCAAGTAACCCAACAAGACATCGACAATAATTATTTTACTATACCAGAAGAGATCATTGGTATTACTAGAATCTTTAAGGTAGGAGATTCATTTAGTAACGCTGCGAATCTATTCTCTGCAAGATATCAAATCCATCTAAATGACTTATTCAACTATACTTCTGCTACATATGCTCCATATGTAATGGCAATGCGGCATATTGAGACACTAGAAGAAATCTTCGTAGGTGAGCAGCCAATTAGATATAATCGTAATATGAATATTTTGTATGTTGACCTTGATTGGAGTAATATGACAGTCAATAACTGGATTATTGTCGATTGCTATCGTACAGTAGATCCCGAAGCATATAAGGACGTATACGGCGACGCATGGCTTAAGAAATATGCTACTGCACTCATTAAACAACAATGGGGTAATAACCTAAAGAAGTTTGAAGGAATGCAACTACCTGGTGGTATTACGTTTAATGGTCAAAAGATATATGAAGAAGCAACTGAAGAAGTTAATAAGATAGAAACTGAATTAACGCATGATTATTCTCTTCCTGTATTTGATATGATCGGTTAATTCTTTGTACTATATTATGACCCAGCGACAAACTCTATTATAACTGTTTTTTCGTAATTGTCAAGGAAATAATATGTATCAATATAGATGTAAGATAAACAAAGTAATAGATGGAGATACTGTAGATATCGATCTGGATCTTGGATTTAATATTATATTAGCCAAGCAGCGCGTTCGTATGATTGGTATCGATACGCCAGAATCTAGAACTACTAATGAAGAAGAAAGAATAAGAGGAATACTATCTAAGAAGAAGCTGAGTGAGAAACTTCCGGAAGGTTCATGGCAGAAGGTTAATACATCTAAATCAGATAGTAATGACGATAAATTTGGTAGAATTCTAGGTGAGTTTATTCTAGAGGATAATACTAATGTAAACACCTGGTTAATTGAAAATAATTATGCAGTGCCATATTTAGGCGAAAACAAGCAACTCGTGCAAAATGCTCACCTAGTTAATAAACAGAAGCTTATTGCTAGAGGCGAACTATCCTTCAATGGCCGTTAATAAATACTTTAAGAATTTCAATTATGGTCGAGAGCAAGATGTTGCCGAAGACCTTATTATTGAATCCATCAAGCAATATGGACTTGATGTAAAGTATTTGCCGCGGAGTCTTATCAATCAAGACTTTCTACTAGGTGAAGATACACTCAGCCGATTTAATACTGCTGTAGATGCAGAAGTTTATGTAAAGAACATACAGAAATTTGATGGCGAAGGCGATTTCCTAAGCAAATTTGGCCTAGAAATTCGTGATAGTGTTACTCTTACTATGGCAAGAAAACGATTCACTCAGATATCTACCGAGAAATTGATTACAGAAGTTGGATATAACTATCAATTACAATCGGCAAATACTGGTGCGTGGAGTAATACAGAATGTATTCTATTAGAAGCGGGTAGTGCTAATGGATACAGTATTACATCTTCTCGTCCACTTGAAGGTGATCTTATATTCTTACCATTGAACAATAAATTATATAAGATCAAATTCGTAGAACATGAATCTATATTCTATCAGAACGGTAAACTATATACATATGATCTAGATTGTGAACTATTTGAATACAACTCAGAGCGGTTGCTTACAGGCAACACTGAAATCGATATCATCTCAAGTAATCTCAGCCTTGATATTCTTAATTATCAACTACTCGATGAATCTGCTAATATTATGTTACATGAAGATGGTGGATATATGCTATACGAATATCGTATTGAAGCTACAAATGCTCTGGCTAATAATGAGTTTATTCAGAATCAGTCGAACATATATGTTGACTGGTCAGAAAATAATCCTTGGTCTGAGGCCAACTACTAATGGCAATATTTGGTAGTCAATTTTATCACCAGTCACTTCGTAAATATATTGTCATGTTTGGCAACATGTTTAATGATATGGTTGTACAGAGGCTAGATGCAAGTACTAATGTAGTGCAGACTATTGTTGTTCCGATTATGTATTCAGCACAAGAGAGCTTTCTTGCCCGCCTGACTGCAGATCCAAGTCTAAATCGTCCGGTCGCGATTCAATTACCCGCTGCTTCGTTTCAAATGACTGATCTGCAGTATGATCCTACAAGGAGATTACCTGGCGGCACTAAGAATGTAGCTACATTATCATCTGATGTCAATAAACTTCGAAATCAGTTGACTCCAGTTCCTTGGAATATGCAGTTTAGTCTTTATCTTTATGTAAAGAGTGCAGATGATGGTGCGCAGTTGCTTGAACAGATTCTGCCATTCTTTGGTCCAGAATGGACCAATTCAGTTAATCTGATTCCGGCGATGGGAATAAAGATGGATGTCCCTACTATATTGAATAATGTAAGTATTCAAGATTCATTTGAAAATGAATTCTTAACTCGCCGCGCACTTATCTATACATTAGACTTTACGTCGAAGGGATACTTCTTTGGTCCTGTTCGTACATCAGGCATTATTAAGCGGGTACAAGTTGATATCGGCGCAGTATACGCAAATACTGGATACGATACCCTGCGAGGTATTGAATCTACTGTTATAACTGCAGAAGATGTTGCACGGACTGGTAGATCATCTAGAATTGTCGTAACTCCAGGATTAACTGCTAATGGTACATCAACTACAGATAGTGCATTATCTATTAACTATACATTAATTTCTGCAAATAGCAATTATGGTATTGCATCGAATACATTCTTCTTCCAAGATGGCAAGAAGTATGATCCAGTGACTGATCAAGACTCTTAATACAATTATGATTGACAATAATATTAATATGATATTAGATATTACTCCTACAGAAGTCAACATTGTTCCGACTGTAGGTAAACTAAATCAAATAGGTCATCACAGTACTTCTCCAGATTCAAATAAAGACTTCGAAGATGCCAGACTTAATATTCAATCTATCATACATAAGGGGAGTCAGGCGTTGGATTATGCGTTGGATATTGCACGATCGAGTGAACATCCTCGCACATTCGAAGTTGTTGGACAGCTTATTAAAACTTTAGTAGATGCAAATAAAGATATGCTCCATTTGCATAAACAGAAGAGCGATATTGATGCCAATACTAATACGGGCGGGCAGCAAAATATTAATGCTGTATTTGTCGGAAATACCTCCGATTTATTGAGATTGATCAAGGATAAAAAAAATGAAAATAATTAATAAAATGATTATGTCTATTGTTATCAGCGGCGCTATTATTGTGTCTAGCATTAAGCGAGTAGTAACTGCGATTATTACTAGCATTAAGCAAATTAAGCAAGCAGTAACTGCGATTATTGAACGTGCTGTCAGATGGCAGCATAAGACTTATTCTGTAGTGTTGCCAAGGCCTGAGCCAGCCCCTACTGCTAGAATTGATGACCATATCAAGAAACCCAAGAACGCCACTCCGAAGATCATTGCATCAGTTAGAAAAAGATCAACAATCAAGAAGACAGTGGCTGGTAAGAAGAAGTAAATGTCTGAGACATATCTAGGTAATCCGCAACTCAAAAAAGCAAATGTACCTATAAGTTTTACTGAAGAGCAAGTAAAAGAATATATTAAATGCTCTGAGGATGCTGAATACTTCATTAACCGATATGTAAAAATCGTCAATGTTGATAGGGGTCTTGTTCCGTTTGATATGTATCCCTATCAACGTAAGATGATAACCACGTTTGCTAGAGATCGTTTCGTAATCACTAAAATGCCTCGCCAGTCGGGTAAGAGTACTACAGTTACTTCTTATATTCTCTGGAAAATATTGTTTCATAACAATCAAAATGTCGGTATTCTAGCCAACAAAGGTAGAATAGCTAACGATCTGTTGTCTAAAATTAAGCTTGCGTATGAGCATCTACCTAAATGGTTACAGCAAGGCGTAACTACCTGGAATAAGGGCGATATTGAATTAGAAAATGGCAGCAAAGTATTAGCGGCTGCCACATCATCTAGTGCAATTCGTGGTGGAAGTTACAACACTTTGCTACTTGATGAGTTTGCATTCGTGCCTAGAAATATTGCAGAAAACTTCTTTGCATCGGTATATCCTACCATTTCATCGGGTCAGTCTACTCAGATAATTATCGTATCTACTCCTTCGGGTATGAATCATTATTATAAGATGTGGATAGATGCGATTGAGAAGCGTAGTTTATATACACCAATCGACGTACATTGGCGAGAAATTCCTGGGCGCGATGATAAGTGGCGCGATGAAACTATAAGAAATACATCTGAGGATCAATTCAGAGTTGAATTTGAAACTGAATTCTTAGGTAGTACGAATACACTTATATATCCAACTAAACTAAGGGAAATCGCATTTCACACTCCCAAAAAAGATAAATGGGGCCTCGATGTACTTGATGAGCCAGAAGCAAACCATGTATATACTATAACGGCTGATACAGCCCACGGCGTTGGCCAAGATTATTCTGCATTTACTGTAATAGATGTATCACAGATTCCTTATAAGCTTGTCGCAAAGTACTATAATAATACTACCCAACCTATGATATATCCAGAAGTAATATTATATGCTGCATTAAAATATAATAATGCGCATATAATGGTGGAAACTAATGATATCGGTATGCAGGTAGCAGAAGCATTACATTATGAACTTGAATACGAAAATGTTATGACAACTATGATGAGAGGTAGATTAGGTCAAAAACTAAATCCAGGATTTGTTAAGAAGTCTGCATTTGGTGTTCGTATGACTAAACAAGTTAAACGAATTGGTTGCTCAAATCTAAAGGATCTCGTTGAGTCAGATAAACTAATACTTGGCGACTTTGATATAGTAAATGAGTTGAGTTCATTTGTGGCTAAAGGCAATTCATATGAAGCAGAAGATGGCCATCATGATGATCTCGCGATGTGCTTAGTGATATTCGCATGGATGGTTCGGCAGACATTCTTTAAAGATTTAACTAATACCGACGTTCGGCGGAAGATAGCAAATGAAAAGTATTCAGATATAATGAATGATCTTATACCAGTTGGATTTGTAGATGACGGCGAAAACGTCGATACTATAGATAAGAATAATGATAGCTCGGATTGGAATTGGATGTGGCGAGAACCAAAATTATAAGAACTGATATTTTATAAATAACTATTATAAATTGATATTCGCAACAAAGGAGAGTTATCATGGGATTTCAAGTTTCTCCCGGTATAAATGTATCTGAAGTCGATCTTACAACAGTTATTCCTGCCGTAAGTACTAGCGAAGGAGCTATCGCATCGCATCTACGTTGGGGCCCTGTGCAGAAGCGGGTTCTAATTGATAGCGAAGATGCGCTTGTGAGACAGTTTCAAACTCCAAATGCAAACACTTCAGCAGATTTCTTCCCAGCCGCCAGCTTTCTCAGCTATGGCAATAAGCTATATGTTGTTCGCGTCGTAAAGAGCGCAGCTAGTGCCAACCTCGCAACCGATACTTCAATTGCTCGTAATTCACAGAGTAATTCAGCTAATACAAAGAATACAATCATTAAGAACAATGATGATTATGAAAACAACTATGCGCCATCAACTGGTACAAGTTCAGCAATTACCGGCATTGGTAACTGGGCCGCTAAGTATCCCGGTGAACTTGGCAACTCACTTCGCGTTTCAATCTGCCCATCTGCTAACGCATGGCAGAGCACACTAACTGGTACAACTACTGTTGCTAACAACAGCGTTCGCGTAAGAGGTATTGGTACAAACTTTACTACTCAAATTAGAGTAGGCGATATTCTACTCCTTGGTCCAGATAAGATTCAATGCATTGCTAATAACGTTGTATCTGCCAATACACTAAATCTTCGATCAGTATATGTTGGTAATACAGTCATAGCAGTTGGTCCAGGTAAGACTACAGTTCGCCGTTGGGAATTCTACAACACATTTGATTCCACTCCAGGCACTTCCGACTTCGTTTCAATCCAGGCAGGATCAAACGACGAAATGTATATTGCTGTAGTCGATGAAGACGGCAAGTTTACTAGTGCAGCTAATACTGTTCTAGAAACTTTCAGTAAAGTATCTAAGGCATTCAATGCTAAGACTGCCGATGGTTCTGGCAATTTCTATCGTAACGTAATTAATAACGAATCACAGTATGTTTGGTTTGCAAATCATCCATCCGGTATTACTCATTCTGGTAAAAATGCAGCCGGGCTCGATTTCAATGCTGGTAGTCAGCAACTACCAATTAATGATTCACTAGGTCTTGGTCGTGATGGTAATACGCCACGCGATTCAGATTATATAACTGGATATAATCTATTTGCTTCAGCAGAAGATGTCGATGTTTCATTCATTCTATCGGGTGAAACAAATACAACTCGTGCAGTACATATTATTAATAATATTGCCGAAGTTCGTAAGGACTGTATTGCAGTTATCTCACCCAACCGCGCAAGTGTAGTTAATAACTCAAGTTATGTAAATAAAGAAATGGATGACACTATTACATTCCGCAATACTCTTCCATCTTCTTCATATGCAGTTCTAGATAGCGGCTTCAAGTATATCTACGACAAGTATAATGACATATACCGATATGTACCACTAAATGGTGATACCGCTGGTCTAATGGTTCGAACAGACTCCGAACGTGATCCGTGGTACTCTCCAGCCGGATTCAATCGCGGGCAGATAAAGAATGTCATTAAACTGTCATACAATCCAAGTAAGGCTGCTCGTGATCAGCTTTATAAGAGTGGTATTAATCCAGTAGTAACATTCCCAGGACAGGGTACTGTACTATTTGGCGATAAGACACTACTAGCAAAGCCAAGCGCATTCGATCGCATCAATGTGCGCCGCCTGTTTATCGTTCTTGAAAAAGCAATATCAATTGCTGCAAAGTTCTCTCTGTTTGAGTTCAATGATGAGTTTACTCGCGCACAATTCCGCAACTTGGTTGAGCCATTCTTAAGGGATGTACAGGGTCGTCGCGGTATCTATGACTTCCGCGTTGTTTGCGACGAATCAAACAATACACCAGAAGTTATCGATCGCAATGCATTTGTGGGCGATATCTACGTGAAGCCAGCAAGATCGATCAACTTTATTCAGCTTAACTTCGTAGCGGTTCGCACTGGAGTTGAGTTTAGTGAAATTGTAGGTCAAGTTTAGCGAATAAATAAGAGAAGGGAGTAATAAGATGGCATTTAATGTTTCTCAGTTCGCCGCTGCTGGTTTACCTCTTGGTGGAGCGCGTCCCTCACTATTCAGTGTAATTGTGGACACACCAAATGGAGTTCCAAATGTGGGTGCGCGTTTCAGCTTTACATGTAAAGCAGCACAGATTCCTGCTAGTACACTTGGTACAATTCCAATAAGATACTTTGGTCGTGAAGTAAAGTTTGCTGGTAGTCGTACATTTGCACCATGGCAGGTACTAGTACTTAATGACGAAGATTTTACGATCCGCAATGCAATGGAAACTTGGTCAAATCTAATCAATCGTCACCAGACTAACGTCCGTGACCCTGCCCTTGCTACTAATTCTTCATATCGCACTACTGCTACTGTAACACAGTATGGTAAAACAGGCGTACCAATTCGCACATATGAATTCGTCAATATTTATCCATCAGACATTGGCGCAATCGATGTGAATTGGGATAATGGCGAGGCTATCGAAGAATTTCCAATAACATTCGAATATGATTACTGGCAAGTTGTAGCTCCAACTACGACTGGTACATTTGCCGTATAACAATAACCAGCATAAGTAAAAAAAGGGAGAGTAAAATCTCCCTTTTTTTTATTGTTTTTAATAGTATAAATACTAGCATAATTGATTTTCAATAAGGATATAATATGGCAGTTCAACTTTTTGGCTTCAAAATTGGTCGCCCTGAAGAATTTGATGTGATTCAATCTCAAAATAAAACATCTCAACCGATTCCTTCATTTGCGCCACCCGATAATCTAGATGGTGCTATTGAAATCGCTTCAGGTGGTGCATATGGCACGTTCATTGATTTAGAAGGTACTGCAAAGAATGAAAATGAACTAGTTACAAAATATCGTGAGTTAGCTCTCCAGGCTGAGGTCGAATATGCCGTTGATGATATTGTCAATGAAGCTATCACCCATCAGGATCATAAATCTCTAGTAGAAATCAATCTAGATGCGATTGATAATCTAACAGATAAAGTAAAAAAAAGTGTTCGCGATGAATTTAAGACATGTCTTCGTCTATTAGATTTCCAGAATATGGGATATGATATATTCCGTCGTTGGTATGTTGATGGCAGATTATACTATCATATTATGATCGATGAAAAAAATCCCCGCGATGGTATTAAAGAACTAAGATATCTAGATCCTCGCCGCATTAGAAAAGTGCGTGAACCTATTCGTAGAACTGCCCAAACTCAAGCCCGCACTCATCCGATTGCACCTTTGTATAATGAATACTACATGTATGCTCCGAGTGGATTTGGTGCTATGAGCAATATTGGCAATAGTGGCAATATGCCAGTTGGTATGAATATAAGAATTTCTAGCGATTCTATTGTATACATACATTCTGGTGTACTTGATCAGCGGAACCGCTTAGTGTTATCTTATATTCATAAGGCAATTAAGCCTATGAATCAGCTAAGAATGCTTGAAGATGCTACAGTAATATATCGTTTAGCCCGCGCACCAGAACGTAGAATATTCTATATCGACGTAGGTAATCTGCCTAAGATGAAGGCAGAACAGTATCTACGTGATATGATGACTAAGCATAAAAATAGACTTGTATATGATGCTAGTACCGGCGAAGTCCGTGATGATCGTAAGTTTATGACTATGTTAGAAGATTTCTGGCTACCTAGGCGCGAGGGTAATCGTGGTACAGAAATTACTACACTTCCTGGTGGACAGAATCTAGGTCAGATGGACGACGTAGAATATTTCCGTCGCAAGTTATATAAGTCACTTGGTGTACCAGCTGGTCGTATGCAATCTGAAGGCACATTTAATTTTGGTAAATCGGGTGAAATTACTAGAGATGAAGTAAAGTTCAGTCGGTTTATTGATAGACTTCGCTTGAGATTTAGTCATTTATTTGACAGCATTCTTGAGACGCAATTAATTCTTCGTGGCGTTATGAATCGCGAAGAATTTAAGATGATTAAAGAAAATATTCATTACGATTTCTTGCGCGACAATTACTTTGCAGAACTAAAAGATCAAGAAGTTATGAATTCTCGGTTAGGTATTCTACAGAATATCGATCCATATGTCGGTAAGTATTTCTCAATCGAATATGTTCGCAGCCATGTATTGAATATGACAGAAGAAGATATTAATACTATTGAACAACAAATTGCTAATGCAACTCAGTCCTCGGTGGACAATAGACAACCGCCACTTCAACCCGCGCAGCAACAGCAGCAGTTTCCAAGCGATGTACCAGAGGATGATGGCGACAAACCACAACCACTTAAAGCCGAACAAGCAGAACTGACAGACGCCGAAAAGTTGCTTATAGAAAACATGACGGAAGCTATAAACACTGTAATAAACATAAACGTCAAGGAAACTGAGTAAGTCCATGTCTTCGTTCTCCATCACCGATGCAAAATTAGCTGCAGCTATGATAAAGCTGATTGAGATTGAATCAAATCGAATCAAGGGGTATGTGGAAGAGCGAATCTGTAATGTTGGGCCATATGAAGGACCCGCAGGTCCTGAAGGTCCCGAGGGTCCACCTGGTCCGTCGGGCGGACCATCGGGCCCGCAGGGGCGCGGAATTCGCAAGACTGAACTCAAAGAAAATAATCTTATCGTAACATATACCGATGACAGTCGCCAACTTATTGGCGAAGTCGTTGGTCCTATCGGTCCTATCGGTCCTATTGGTCCTATCGGTCGTGCGGGTCCGCGTGGTCTGAAAGGATCAGAGGGAAAGCAAGGAGAAATTGGAGAGCGGGGAGAACATGGAGTTATTGGTCCTCGCGGTTTTAATGGTGAGAAGGGCGATACCGGCGATAACGGCGATACCGGCGATAAAGGTGACAGGGGTGACAGGGGTGATAGCGGCGACACAGGTCCGCGGGGTGCAATTGGACCAGTAGGTCCGCAGGGCGCAATTGGACCAGTGGGTCCGCAGGGTGCAATTGGACCAGTAGGTCCGCAGGGCGCAATTGGCGGATTGCCCGACTT